AATAATTTTCTTTTGATTTCTCGAAATTATTTCTAATTTAGCCGTGAACAAAAAACAAACTATGGATAACAAGACAACCAGCCTACTAAACTTCTTAGTATTCTCGCAGTCGCAGATTGAGGCTTATGACGATTTAAGAGGCACGCAAGCCTTTGACCCTAAATTACAGTTCCTACTTTTTACGGCACATAAGGAACTTGAAAAACACACTAAGAAGCATCTGAAAAAGTGCTATGAAATGGAAGCTGATACATTTGTAGTGCTTACCGATTACTTTGAGAAATCTGCTAAACTTGTAGCCACCATGCACCCTGACGATTTTGGAGTTCACTTAGATTTAGTGGCCGCCTTTGTTGGCACTCGTGAATTACCTCAAGAAAAGCGTGAGGAACTTATGCAAGAAGTATTATCTAAAATGGTCAACCATGATTAAAGTCGATAAAACAGTATTTATTTTCATGCTATGCCTTTCAATAGGCTTTGTAATCTCTCTCGGATATTCAGTATTCCATGGGAAACAAGACACTCCAAGCAGAATAGAAAAAGAGGGAGACTTTACAGATACAACCCTTATAAATGCCATGCGTGAAGAAATCCAAATTCTTAGAGATAGCATAGAAGCAGGGTTGAAACTAAACAAGGAAATCAATAAAAAGGATCAAGATGCAAAAGAACTTCAAGTCATTGCGGATAGTATTATTGTCATTACTGGCAACTTTTCTGACGCTCGAAAGTCAGTCGCAAACGCTAAAGGTGGAGAAACAATCATTTTTAAGCCTCATAGCATTGGGCGAAGCGAATGAGAAAGAATTAGAGATTCTCAGAACAACCAACGCACACTGGAAGAACCAAGCGGCTCAATTTAATTCTTTAGCCGCTAAAGAGCAGAAGCTAAATACCATCCTCACAAAAGACTTTATGGCTTGCAAGAGCAACATCAAAGTCAAAGAATTAGAGGTAAAGCAAGAGCGAAATAAAGGACGTAAACAAGGTGCTGGTGCTACCTTACTATTACTAATCACTTTAATCATTTTACTATGAGTCAATCAGAACTAATACAAAGCGCAACAACTGTATTTTTAATCATGTTCATCCTATTTGGAGTAGCGATATGGTTTTGGTGCTACCTATTCAAAGCCATGAAATCAGGTAAAAAGTCATTAACCATTGAGCGCATTATGAAATTAGGCTTTACACACAACAAAAGCTATGCTCACGATGGATTTACAACTCATCGTTTTGTTAAAGGAAATTTAGAGGTAGAGTTTACTTATGATGTAAATGGTTTAGATAGCATCATTCTAGCAGTAGGAGACTTATTTTACAATGATATTAGCGAGTATGAAGTAAGGCAGTTAGATAGCATTTTAAACGATAATAGCCATGCCTAAAGGACACTGGAATCCACTTACGCCATCGCAAGAGGAAAGGATTAAAAATGAGTATTTAGAAAAGCCAGTAAAAAGGCTTTCATCTGAATTAGGAATTTCATTTGGAAGAGTGATGAGGTTTTTAGCCAAAAATAATTTGGAGATACCTAAAGACGTCATTCAAAAAAGGATTAAAGATAGCTATAGAAAGAAAGGACAAGAGCCTTTTAATAAAGGTTTGAAACAATCTGAATACATGACTCCTGAATCAATAGAAAAAACAAAAAACACACGATTTAAAAAGGGACAAGAGGCTATGAACTCCAAAAATAACGGAGAAATAGTCTCAAGAACTGATAATTGCGGAAAAACTTACCAATATATCAGAACTGGTAAGGGAGTTTGGGAACTATTGCAACGCTATGTTTGGGAAACACATCATGGAAAAATCAAAGATGGCTACGTTATAACCTTTATAGATGGAGATACTACTAACGTAAATATTTCTAACCTTAAAATGATAAGTAGGGTTGAAAATATGTACCGAAATTCTCATGCAAAGTATCCCGAAGAAATAATACCATCACTTGTCTTAAATAATCAAATTGAAACTAAAATAAACCAGTTAGAAAATGGCAAATAATACACTAGAGGATTTGAATAACCACCTATTCGCCCAAATGGAGCGATTAACAGAAGAATGTATATCTGATGAAAATTTGAAAAGAGAGATTTCAAGAGCCAAAGCGGTTAATGGTGTCTCAAAGAATATCATTGACAACGCAAAAACCCATCTTGAAGGGTTAAAATTGATCGCGGAAAACATTGACCAAACAGAAAAGACTCCTACTCAGTTTAGGGTTAAGGGGTAACGACTCGGCTAAGTGTACAATCACCTATACGACAAACCAATGGAAACACTACAAAAGCAATATAGAATTAAGTGGAAAGTAGAAGGTTATTCAATATCTGAGTGCAATAAGATTTTCAATCCTAAAAATGGAAGGGAATTGAAGCAATCAATGGTTAATTACTCAATAGGCTATTATCTAAATGGGAAGTTTAGAACGCTTTCATGGATCAAAAGGAATTGCCAAAAGGTTCGCAAATCACAATTACCTTTTTAATCTACCGTAAACAACACACTTATAAACTTTCCTACCACAGATACCGCAGCAACGGCAATCGCCCAATACTCATGCTCAAAATAAGCTAAAAAAGGGGTTGCAGATAGTCCAGCAGCCAACATTGCATCGCCTAACCTCTTTGCCATCTTTGGCGTTGGACTTTTTATTCTCTCTATTATATTCATATCCTAACAATTATGTCTTTCAAAATCCCATTGCTTATCTCTAAACTCAAGCGTTACCCTGCTCAATAGGCTCTGATTTGCCTCATAGTTTGGAGCATAGCCACTTGATGCCAGTACTGGTATTTGTTTAAGGTCTTGGTTCTTATTTAATTTACAATAGTCTGTTATCTTCAAGGAGTCACTCGGAACTGCGTTAAACATCAAAATATTATGCAATATGTACCAATACCTACCACTTTTAAATGTGTAACTCGGAGCAGTCTCTACTCTATGCCTTACTGTTTGGCCATTCACATAGTCGGTCTGCTTTTCGGTGTATTCAGCAGTAGGATAACCAAACAATCCAACCACTCTCAAAGAACAAGGGATATTAGCCTGAGTGTATTGCGCTTTAAATCTCCAAGAGTTAACATCGGGTTGCTCTCCGTTCAAAGTCCAATCGAATCGGCAAGTCTTATCAGCAAGTCCATCTGTGTATTCTTTCAAACAAAATATAAATGAATAATGCTCATAGGCTACAAGTCCAGTCCCCGTTGCTTTTATCCTATAATTCCCCTCTCCAAATAGGTTTAATATCTTTTGCCATTCAACTGTAAAGCCATGAATATAAGCATCCTTGCTTGGCTCGTCTATTGCTATTGCAGTACCATGAACACCATCAACTAAAGTAACTCCTGCTCCAAAAACTCCTCCTGTTGACTTCTCTATCTCATAAGTAAACGCATCACTTGCTACTAACCTCTTGTGAACTGCGGTATAATAATCATTTTTCAAAGGATCAGAGCCAACAGTTTGAGCCAATGCTGGTAATATGGTGCAAGGCACACAACAACCTGGCACATTTGGCGGTGGATTACCACCTCCAGTTTTACCGATAAACTCAGTCTCTAATTTTGTTCTAAGAGCAAAAAAGAAGTGCGGGAAATTATTATTTTGGTCAGTCGTTGGCATAATCTACAATCAATTTAGAGGGGTTTGGAGGTGTTTCCCCAAATTTACAATCTATTATTTTATACTTAGCAGCCACTCTACGAATATTAACCTTGTCCATTTGTGTTAAATAATCCCTTTGCACGAATAAATCAATATCAGGATGCAGACTTTTATGCCTACCATGAACATGGCCGCCAAATAGGTATAAATTAAACTCTCCTATTACGGCATTAAGGTCATTCGCAAATAGCAAGGCCGTGTTTATGACATCTTCACTTATAGCCTCTCGCCTTTCATATCTCTTAATGATATTTTCGGGTTTGCCTTTTTGCCTACTTCCTGAAAAATCTACTCTTGCCATTGTCTTAAATCTTTACTATTTCATACTGAGCAAAACTCGGAAATCTATCGCCACTTGCATTTTCAGGCTCAAAGAATATGGTATAAACCCCTGCTCCCTCACTTGCATGGAAAACCAAAGAGGAGGACGAGTAGGAAAGATTACCCGTTAGTCCAGTAATTGAATCATTCAAGATTAGGCCATTAGGAAACGTAATCGTGTAAAATTGTTGCCCTACTGCGTCCGTCTCAATGGTAACTCCTGCGCCTCTACCTGCCCTCACATCTATTGACTCTATGTCAGTATCTATTCCAGGAGTAGCAGCATTAAAATTTATGTAGTGTTCTAAGCCTAAACTATTCGCAGCCACGTTAACTGTTGTTGCTGCGCTCATACTTCCGTTAACAGTATCATCACCCACTAAATTGAAATCAAAATAAGACTGTAAAACACCACTCGCTTGCAATGTATTTGAACCGCTTTCTTCTGATGTCATTCGTGCGAATATATTTCTATCTGATGCGCCAATTGCCGTAATCAAAGATGATGTATTGCTTGCTGATGTGCTTGAATCTCCACTTTCAAAATCATCTGAACTTGTATCCGTTCCGTAAGATGCTCCTGTATGCTCAAAGAAAGTGTCTAATGGTTGTGGGTTAGTGCTAATTACCCCCATTTCATATTCGTCATCGTCCCCAGCAGTAGCACTTAAACTTATTGCAGACAAATACAATATACCCTGCTCTCCGATTACTACTTCACTACTAAGGTCATTCAAGCAGTCTCCTGAATTATAACCCGTTTCATTATACTCAAACTCGAATCTAAAATCTACTGTGTTATCTGTGTTGCCATCGTCAATGTATCCGTTTTCTTTTGCGAATCTCTCTCTGTAAAATTTCCAATTAGGGTTTTGAAATGGCATTCCCTCTAAGTAGTCTTTTATTTGTGCTTCTGTGAATCCCTCTGTTGAGTTAAAAGCTAAAGCAGTAGCCGTGTTTATGTTTTGCCCGATTTGGAACTTAATATCAAAGAAGATAGTAGCAGGGTTGCTTTGGTCAGTCAACTTGATAGAGAAATTACCGCTACCAGTATTAACGTTTAAGCCGCTATCTGAATAAACTGCTGATGAATTTATCTGTTCTATCCCATCTCCATTATTCGGAATAAAAGTGCTTGAGCAATCTTGAATGAAAACTGAATCTACTGTATCACACCCTAAACCTATACAAGTAATTGGATCTGATTGTTGGTAAATAGAACATTTTGGTGGCCCATCACAAAGGTCAAGTGCATATCCATCAGGGCAACTATAAGCACCCGTCTCACCTAAGTCAAAATTTTGCCCTACTTCATCTCCAGTTGAGAATAATACTTTCGTTTCTAAAGTAGGAACATCAGTAATCACACGAAGTTCGTTAACAGTAGCATCGTAAACCTCTGCTCCGAATGCTGCAACTGCTGCATTATTTAACCCCTCCATCTCGATTATATGAGTTCCTGCATCTAAATCTATTTCAAATATTTTCCAATATCGAAAAGTATATTGTGCGCCAGTTTCAAATTCCGCAATTCTTATCCCATCAATAGTGAACCTACACATATTATCTGCCGCCAATCCAATAGAATATGTCTTCCCCTCATCTAAATTAAAACAAGCACTGAATCCAATCCACTCATTAAACGGGTCTGTTTCCCCATCTTTCCAAACTCCAACCGCATTCAACCTTCCGTTTACAGTACTGTCATCTTGCCCCCAAAGAGCATTTTGAATATTTTCAATTAACAGAACATCACTATTGTCATCATACTTTATAGTATTTGAAACCTCCTTTAAAGGGAAAGGCTTGTTTGTAATATTATCGTAAAAATTAGCACCATATTTCCCGTATTCAGAATTAGTAGCACCTGCCGCAACAAGAAAATCTACGCCATTATAAGTAGCATCTACTGATGTCACTTTTTCACATACCCCATCTGCATTCAAATCAAATCCATCAGGACAACCGCAAGGATTTTCGCCATCGGTTTCAAAGTCAGCAGCCATTGTATCGGCATCCCAAGAGTATTCGTAAGTGTCTCCCGTGTCTAATCTTCTAATGTGCATTTCAAAAGAAGTAGTTTGAGGGAAAATTACAGTGAATTGGTCACAACTCGAACCACTCAAAGAACTATCCTTAACCACGTTAAAGTTGTAGAAATCGTCTATCCCTATAACTGCACTCTCATTAGTTAGATATGCCTTTAAAACCGATGCAAAGTCTTGTTCGCAACCGCTTCCATCTATTGTTCTTGCCCCTGAAGGAATAGAGAAGTTTTCGTTTGAAATATCTCCTGTAACATCGTTTCCATTTATGGATAAAAACGTCATAAAGTAGTCAATATCAACCCCATCATTATCAATAATGAACTGATTTGTATGAGGCATTACAAAGGATATACATTGTGGAGTACCACAATTGTTAGGTGTATAACCGTCAAGTTCTGAGCCGTTAATTAGATTCTGAAAACCAAACTCTTGAGAATTAAATGTATTCTCATTTGGAGCGTGTAACCTATCCAACACAATCTCAAATCCATAACCGCTTGAGTATTTCATGATGAATAAATTATCATCCTCACGGCTAAAAACAAATGATGAAAATAGTGCCTCTGTACTTGCGTTTTGATTCAAGAAATCGGCAAATGCATTCAAGAAGTTCATCTCATAACCACTACCATTGTAAACTATCGTGGAAATATCAACAGTAAAAGTGTCGGTTGTGAGTAGAGGTAACACATCGGTCTTAACAACACTCGCGCCCGTCTTATCGTAGAAATTTAACTTTGTCGCTTGGAATTGAATCGGAGTAACTAACCCCTCCGTATAAAAACCATCTGCATCAGGCATCGAGTAATCACATTGCACCAATGGAAATCCAACAGGAACAGGAAATGTAATCTTTCCAAGCCTACCCTCGAGCGTATAATTAGTTTTCTCTTGGTCTAATCCTGTCGTCTCCAATACTGCTCTTAAAGTAACTGTATTTGGTGCAGCTGATTTAACTACTTCCGTAAGTCCACCCACTAATCCTATCCATCCGTTTGATGGTTTAGGAGGGAAAATAGAGGATATTTCGTTTTCCGAATAGATTGTATCCTCTCCACCATAATACCAATGTAAAACGCCCCAAAAATCGGTTGTATCAAAATCATGGCAATCTAATCCATCTCCTGTGAATGTTGCCGTTACAATAGTGTCCTCTGTGGCTGCTAATTTACCCCCATAGTCGATGCCCGTTGTCTCTCCTTCTGTGGTTATCTCTCCAAATACTTCGCAATCGTCAAACTCTTCATAGTCGATTACATATAATTTAGAACGATGCCTATTACTTACGTTGTTACCGCCTATTGATAGTTCATTATTGACAACAATATACATTTGCCAACCATCTATGCCATTGAAGTTACTCCACTTCTTTGTGTTGCCATTACCTATAATCGCATTCGCTTGGAATAACCACTCTTCAAATCTTGCTTTGATACCATATTGGAACAAATAACCATTTTGATTAGCGTCCGATGTCAATGGGTTTTCAACTAACTTCCCTACATTCTTTTCATCTGCTGCAATTAGGTTGTGTCCCGTGTCTATCGTGTCTCCAATATTTAAAGCGGTGTATTCCTCAAGCGTAAACCTTTGTCCTGTTACATCGTTTTCAACCTCAACAGATAGTTGCGTATTCTGTAACACACATATTTGCCCTGCGGCATTGAATTTCTGAACAATAATTGAGTCATGTACTACTAAATCGTCATTTACCCAACCTTTATAATCGGTAAATCCAGCGTCAGGAATGTTGAAAGGATGCTCATTTACCCTAATTTCTTCCTCAAGTATGCCAGTTAAGTCTATAAAATCAAGCATTTGCCCTTGTATTAGCAATGCCATTTTATCTGTTTGCCTTAAATCGTCATATTGTGTACTCTGAATTTCAGGCCATATCAAGTATTCTTGCCCCTCTTCTTGGAAATCTTGCTTTTTAAAATCAACTTTAATGGTTACTGACGTTGAAGAATTGAATTGAAACACTCCGTTTTTAAGGTAAACACCATCCTCGTTAGTTGCCCCTTGCTTAATTACTGACCTATCAAAGAAAGTATTTTCATTATAGGTTTTAAGAGGATCGCGGTAAGTAGTTCTTGGCACTACCCTTTGGAATTGAACCGCACAATTGTTATCTAATGGAGTATTTACAAACTGACCGCCATTGATTGCGGTAATATCCATCTCAATACGAGTGTCTCCATTGATGTTTAAACCTGAAATCTCTGCACCGCTGGCAATATCAATATATCTTGTTTGACTTAGCGTAAATCTTGCAGCACCTCCGTTTTTGTTCTCACCAAACCAACCGCAATTACCATTAAATAGGAAGTCTATTACGTTACCATCATCAGTAGTTTGTTTGGTTATTTGCCCATCCCCTGAAGTCTCTATCTTGAGTACATATTTAGGACTAAAAGTGTCGTTAAAATACTCTACTAAATCCTTTGTTAAAACACCCCCATTGAATTGCCTTTGCAAATACGTTGGTATGTAGAAAATATGGTTAATCTTAAACACTTGTTCCCTACCTGTACTGATATTGGTAGTTCCAAACCCCTCTCCACTTACTGCGGTGGCTTGTTGCTCTGCAATGTTACCCGTAACCCAATGCTTTTTACCGCTAAATGGTTGTAAAATAACTGGATTTGAGTCGGTATGGTCAACTGGTGCTGCTGAATACCTTTGCTCTGAGTTATCGTCTAATTTTGTGAGGTAGGTTTCCGCATCCCCATTCTCAGGAAGTCCAAAATAGTAGTCTAATTTGGTTTGAGGTGTAATCCCATAAATATTTACGATGTCCGTAGCGGTTGACGTTAAAGATTTGTCAACGTGAATAGACTCTTTTGATATTTGTAAGATGGTAGCGTCTCCGTTGTTACCGCCTACATCGAAATTTTCTAAGTTAATCGTGTCTCCAATCTGAAAACCTGCACCAAAGAAGTCTCCGCTATCCCAATTTATACGATTCTGTGAGCCGTCAACTGATACTGTGATTCCTAATACTTCCCAATGCACATAAGCCTCTATCTCGGCTCTACAATAGCAACCAACATTCGCAACAAGGTTATTCGCGTCTATTTGGTTAAAGTCATCGTCAAAGAACTTTATACTTAGAATGTCAATCATTGCTTTAGCTTTTTAATTATTTTCTGAGCCGCTTTTTTGGGTGCTTGCCCATCAAAAGTAATCATTACTGAACCATCTTTCAAGTTGTAGAACTTGGCTTTAACGCCTGCCATTTTTAAAACTCCTGCCTCTTCTAATGCAGAATCTAATGTGCTACCTAATTGATTTGACGCATTCTTCAAATCTTCTAATGCTTTGTTAAGCACCTCATTTTGGCTATTAAAGTTGTCCATTGGCTTTTATTGTTTCTTTGAGATTGTGCGTGTACTTCTGATTTACTTCAAAATCTACTTTGGCAGTATATTCAAAAGGACTCCAATCTATTTTTAATACTCTCGCTGGCTGACCTAAATAAGTTGTATAGTGGTTGTCGCATAACTTAAAAAAGTCCTCAGCACACATCTCTATTTCAACCTGACTATATCTCACCCATTGATTCCCCAAATTTAAGGCTTTTGACGTTACAGGTGAATTTATACTATTCCAATCTTGATACAGTTGTGTTGCCGCCAGTATATCGTTACTCGACAAATCTATTTGTCCCTCTTCTCCTGCAATAAAGATACGAGGTAATGAAGTGAAATGAGTGTCTTGCCTATCTGCTCCAATGCTTCCAAAGTTTGGTATCCTCGGAACTTCCGATGTCTTACCTCCACCGCCAAAGGCTTTGCCAATAGTATTAATCACTCCTTTGATTGTGCTGACTACGTTGTTTAGCGTGTTCCATACCTTACGCATTATCTTATCTAACTCAGTCTCCTGCTTAACTACGTTTGGCAATACAAGAGGCATCCTTTTCTCATCCAATCCATCCAATAACACATTGGCTTGATCCTCTACTATTATCGGTTCTCTCGTTACTTGTACCCTAACGCCATCTACTACCTCATAACTCCATAAGTCGGCTGCGTCTCTTGACCATGAGAATAAGTAGTTGCTTTGAATCTCATCAGCATTAGTTTCATCTGACCTTATTCTTACTGGTGGTAGTGTGTAAGTCGAAAGGCTTTGATAGAATGGCCATTGCTCAAAGTAAACCACCCCATCTATTACCTGAATTTCAGCAGTAAACATATCTGCCATTAATCTTAACAACTCTGATAGTGTTCCATCATACTCGCCTCTATCGTCACTTTGTAAGCCGAATTTAACACCCTCTACATTTTTTGCAGGCTCTATACATAAATTAGGAAATTCATCTAAAATGGTACTCGAAAACCCTAACTGTAAATGCTGACAACCAAGTTCAAGCTGCTGCTTAACTCTCATGGCATAGTGATAGTAAACGAATGGGAATATAAGTTCTATCAGTTGCTTAATGAACTCTGAAATTGCTGCAACCAAACCAACCAAGTATGCTATTAAAGCAACCCCCTGGGCAATGGCTTCGAAGATACCTAACTGACCTCCAAAAGTTGCGGATATAACATTTATAACTTCCTTAACTGTCTTGATTATTTCAAGAGTCAAAGAGTAGATTGTAAAGGCTGCAAATAGAATTTCGATAACCTTTGGATATTGCCCTACAACATAGTTCTTTGGAACGTACATATCAGGGGTAATAGTCCCAATACTTCTTAGGTAAGGAAATCTAAAACTCTCTCCACGTTTGGTTAAGAAATCAAATCCTTTTCTTGCAATAGTACCACCGCTTACTTCGTCACATTCCCACGTTGCAGTTGATGTATCAAAGCAGCCGTTAAAGACTTCTGTGCCGTCTATTTTTAATCTAAAAGGAATACCCTCTAATATACCGGGGCGGGTTTGTGCAAGTCCATCGGCTCTCCATTGGTTAGCAATCTTTGCGTTTTCCCCTGCAAGAACTATCTGTTCTACTGATATTGACTTTTCACCCGTTTGAAAGTCGGCTACTAAGGTCATAGCACGCCACTCCTCTTGCGGTTGTGCGAACTGATTGTCTATAAAAGCCTCTATTTTCATCTTAGGTTAGTTCTCTTTTTAGCCGTTATCTTCTTAAATCCTTTCTCAATTTTCGTGTCGATGTAGTCTCCTGCTGCGGTAATTTCTGACTTGTGAATGACCGGTGCTTGTGCTTGTTGGAACACTCCCTTTAAATCATAACTACGCATGGCAACATCTGCCTTACGGCTTTCATTCTTAATGTTACTCTCTTGGTCTAAAATATCCAATCCTATTCGCCCTCTATTGGCTAATTTCTTAATAGCCATGAAGTTTTTAAGTCCCAAGTTTGCCATTTCTTGACCTGAAAGAACTCCCTCACTTCCCTCAAACTCAACTAAGAAACCGCCTTGCGAGTGCTTACGCCCTTTGGAAATCCCTCGGCTATCTATGTGACCTTGTTGGCGAGCAACCTCATCTGCAACTGTTCCATGTGTACCTTCTCCAAGTTTTGCGGCTGCTTCTACTATTGCCGTTCCTGCTATTGCTTTTGCCGTGGCAGTGGCTGCTCCATCCCCTTGTGAAACAAATGAATTGAATAACTCAAATATGGCTTTGGCTTTTAGAATCCTTTGCTCTCGCTTTTGTTCCTCCAATAACCTTTGCGCTCTCTTATCTGCTTCTGCTTCTTCAAAGGCAAGAGTATTCGCAGCACCTTCTTGAGCAAGTTTTCTCTGTGCTTCTACGTTTTCCTTTTGGACATCCAGTTCTTTTTGTAGCCTTTCTTGTTCCTTTCGGCTTAGTTCGGCTGCAATACCTAAAGCATCAGCGGCAAATTGCGCTCCCTCTGCTAATCGGTTATTTTGACCTTTCTTTTGTTCTTCGAGTAGTTGAGTTTGCTTTAGTTTTTCCAACTCTATTTCGGCTTGTAACACCTCATCACTACCCTCGCCTGCAACCTTAATCAAGGCTTCAATCTCTTCCTCTTTACGTTTTATCTTGTCGGCAAGTGCTTTCTCTTCAATGGCTGCAATGGCTTCCTCACGTTTCTTTGCGCTTTTGATGTTGGCATTTACTGCGTTTTTGGCTCGTAATATTTCCAACTCTTCCTCAGAATCGGCTCTATCCTCTCGCCTTGCAATGGCATCTATTTGTATTTCTTCTAAGTTCCTAACGTGCTGCTTTTCGAGTTCCTCTATTGCCTTTTGGACCGCTTCTAAATCTCCAAGTTTACCATATTCAATTTCAATTTCCTTTTTGGCTCTCTCGAATCTGATCTTCTCAACTGCGGTGGCAGCATCGGTTTCATCCTCAATATTTTCAGCAAGTAAGTCCTCTATCTTTTCTGTTAGTTGCTTACGGATTTCAATTTGCTCTGCGTTTAATTCCTTTTGTGTTACCTCGTTGTCTAACCTGATTTGTTGTTGCTCCCGGATAACTTCGCTAAGACGTGCGGTTGGTATTTCTGCTTGCCCTAATAGCCTTATAAACTCCCTTAATTGCTCTGCATCTTCCTCTTTTACTAAGGCTTCAAAGTCTAAGGTTGCAAATTGGTCTTGGACTTTCTTTTGCGCTGCAATAACCCCCTGCACTTGTTTGAGTTCATCCTTTGCAATTTGTTGTTCTTCTGCTGACCTGTTCTTAGACTCGGCAACTCTTTTTCTTGCCGCGGCTAATACTTCCTCACTTGAATCTATTTGCTCATTCGCAAGCTTAACGAATAATTCTGTTTCCTTTTGGAAGTTCTTATCGTTATCCTCTCTTAGTTTTTGAAGTAGGGCATTTCTTTCTGCAAATGACTTTGTTTCATCTGCAATGGAGTTCTCAATTATCCCCTTACGTTTATCAAAGAAGTCTAATAAGAAGTCTAAATCTTGCTCAAATATATCTTGGTTGATCTGTCTTAGTTCCCTTGCCCTTTGCAACTCAAGAACTGACCTTTCTTGTTGCTTCTCAATTACTACTGCGAGCAATTCATTTTCCTGCTTAACGAGTTCCTTTACCTCAACATTATCTGCTCCAAGCCTTGCCTCTCTATCTTTCCTACGTTCAGAAATTAAATCCTTTTCCTTTTGGGCAATTCTAATCTCTTCGTTAAGTCTGTCTTGACTGGCTTTGATGGATAGCATTGCAAACTTTCTTTGCTCGTCAAGTGCTATGGTGGCATCCCCTGCAAGTTCCGCAAGTTCCTCCTCTATCTTTCCAAGTTTAGCAATCTCAACTGCTGACCTCGCTATCTCTTGTTGGAGTGCTTTTTGGGAATTGATAAAGTCAATATTCGCATCGTACAATCCATTAAGCTGCTCTCTTGCTTTTTTGGTTGGGTTCGTTATTCCGCTAATAGCTTCTTTTAACTTGCTAAAGTCTGAGGTTACCCCATTAGGTATTCCAAATTGATTAACTGTTACCGATATTGATTTGAACCCCTCAATTATAGCAGGGATTACGTTGAATATGTTGGTGGCAAATTCTGTAAAGGCATTAGATACTATGGTAAAAGCATCTCCTGCACTAAGCATGATAGCCTCTAACCTTGACGCGCCATCTGAACTTGTTGAGAATGCCCTACCAAGCAATGTAACCGCTGCAATAATAGCACCTATAATACTTGCCTTTAACGCTACATTTAAAACCTTAACCGCCTTTGTGCTTACGTTTACGGACTTGCCAAATATCTTAAATGTCTTTGCTGATGCTGCTGCTTCATTCTTAGCGTTTTCTAAGTTGTCTTTAAGTGTTCCGTAAATCAAAGAAACCTTTGTCAATACCCCACCAAGTACACCAGTAACCTCTCCAAATCCCTCACTTTCTAAAATAGCCGTCTTTATCCCATCCGAATAATTACCAACATTCCTAAAGTTGTCGCCTAACTGCTTATCAAATTCCTTTAACTCAGTATTGTTTTCTCGAATCTGTTGTTGTAGGCTTCGTAAATCTTCCTCTGTTCCATCTACTCCAACCCTGAAATCCTTTACTGTATTCCTTAGTACATTAGTCTGCGCTACTAAATCATTATAACTACCCTTTAAAGATGTTGCCGCTTTTATCTCTCTATTGACTGACTTCTCAAGACGCTTCTTTTCCTCTCTTAGTAATTTCTGCTTTACAATATTATCGGCAATCTCCTTATTTAACTGCTCATAAGAGTCCGTTCCCTTTTGATTCAAGTCTATCAGCGTGTCCTGCGCTTTCTTACCTGCCTTTATATCGTTTTGAAGTTGCCTTATCTCAGCATCTAATGCAGATACCGCTTCTTGTTGAGTGTCATAACTATCAACAACCTTTTGCGCTTGCTTTACGTTCTCCTTTTGTGAGTCGGTTAAGCCATCAACCATATCAGAATAAGCCCCGATTTTTGACGTATCAAAAGCCGTGTTTAACTCTTTCTTGAGCCGCTTAATTTCTTCCTCTAATTCCTCAATCCCTTTCTTTGCCTCATTAGCCAAACCACCAAAGGCATCGCTACTTGATCCGATTGAAGCTAATTTCTTTATGACATCGTTGACGCTCTGCTGGTCAAGGTCGAGGACAACGGGAACTATTACCTTATCAGCCATGTTTCTTTAGTTGTTTTTGCTGCGTTTTTATCTTCTCCATGACGTTCATCTTGTAAGTATAGAAGTCGTAAACGCTTAGTTTCTTTAATTCGGGAGTGGTTATGGTGCTATCTGCTTGGCTCACAAAAAAGCAAAGGCTTTCAAATGATTGATAAATTTCCTTTACACTTGGGTCTTGGGTTTCGTCCAATTCAGCATTTAGAATATCTGAAATCTCTTGCAATTTGGCTATGCTTTCCTCACTCAAAAAGGAGTCTAAACTAAACACCTCTAATTTGGCGATTAAATACTGCCTAATTTGGTCAGTAAGGAAGTCATCCGTTTGAAAATCAGTAGGAAAAATGTGTTGTAATTGCTTTTGAGATTCTTTTAAAAACTCTTTCGCCTTTTGTACGGGGTTCATTCGGTAATGCCCCATCACTTCAAATCGGTTTTGACGCTCTTTTAAGCGGCTTTCATCTGTTCGGCTTGCATCTTCCCCTTCAATGTAAATAAGTAGTGAGAAAATGTCATTATAATGCCTTTCGAGTTTTGAATAAACCTGCATTTCTATAAATCTGCAAATATTCAAGTCCTCTATATTCTCGCAAATATGATATTTCCCGTCAACTTTTATCATTACTCAACCCATATATTCCCAAAGATAACATAATGCGTTGGGTTTGCTTTTAAATATTGTTCAATTTCGGCATTAACAGAGGTCACTTCTTCTGCGTCAGTCATAGAATATATCCATTTTGGAGATGCTAAAGATTTATTATTTGAATCCCTAATAATTGCTATTTGCTTCATCATAACGCTCTAATTATCCAGTTAACGTGTCCTCTTCTTGGTCTTTTATCGGTTGAACCTAATTGGCTATCTGTTGTCCCTGATGTAGTATGCGAATGGTCGCCATTGTCAGCAGCCGTTCCAGTTGTTGTGTGCGAGTGGTCGCCATCTGTGGATGTTGTTCCCGATGTTGTATGAGAATGGTCGCCGTCTGTTGTTGATGTAAATGTTCCGTTTTGACCAACCGCCCCTAATCCAATACCTATTAAAGATGCGTTTCTTGACGGAACTGTTGTATCATGGTTATGGTCACCATCGGTGGACGTTGTGCCGCTTGTTGTATGGTTGTGGTCGCCATCGGTTGAGGTAGTACCTGAAGTAGTATGCCCATGCTCCCCATCGGTAGAGGTGCTGCCACTTGTTGAATGTGTATGCGATAAATCAACTGTATCACTACCAACTACATCTCCAACGGCATTTGATCCTGCTCCCCAAATAGGCAAGTCTCGGTAATCGTCAACGTCAAATGTCCCCCCTGGAGAGCCACCATACAAAGCGCCAAGTAAAGGGTAGTCATCAACATTATAAGTAGAGCCGTCAAGCAATAGAAATTTAGCAGGTATTACACTGAATCTATAAGGTAATATGCTACCCAAAGGAACTAATCCCCTTTCTATTTGATTCTCTTCTATTGGTTTCATCCTACTATACTTGCTAAATACCCATTAAAAAAGGCTTCTACGGGAGTGTTGTTATTATTCGCTAAGGCATCTATCCTAACATCTGAATTTTTAGGAATAATGATTGGAGGGTCTAAAGTTATTGCCCTACCACTTCCGCTTGTGCTTGACGAAAATGGGAAATATGTTCTGAAAACCTTGCCTTTCAATCTGACTTTTAGCCTAAACTCTACCTCCGTTGCACTTGACTTTAATGCACCACCGCCTACTTGAGTGATTATGTAATAGTCGTCTTTGGAAATAGTTGTGCTGCACTTTAAAGACTGGTTGTTCGCTATTCCTGAAGGTGCGCTTAAATGAATATCCCCAGTGCTATTATCCCTAACTTGAACATTACCATTAAAGTCAACAGAATCGTTATTATATAACCTTGACGCTCTTGCTAATGGGGTTGTTAATGATTCCCAAGATGTGCCGTTTAAAGTTACTGTTTGAACTACAAATGTAAAATCTCCGCTGCCGTCAATCGTATGGCCTTCAATTGTTATCGATTGGGTATCTGAACCGCTATCGCTCCTAAACTCATCAATAGTGTTTGCCGTTGGGTAGGTTTCAATTCCTCCAATATACCAAATAGTTTCAAAGTTAGTAGTATCAATGTCGGGATTCCTGCCAAATTTCAACAGTCGTTTCTTCTTAGCATCAACACTAACAATGTCCCCATAATCACCTTGTATTTGCAATATGGCTTGTTTGATTGCCCAATTGTCGGTTAAGTTGCTCATAGTATAATGAAGTTTACTCCCGTGGATTGAATATTTAAACTCTCTCCGTTAGTTAATATTATCGTTGTTTGTCCATCAATATCTTGCGCTCCAAAAGCCGTTACCGATATGATTCCAAAGCCACTATTTTTTATATTGAATACCTTGCCAGTATTGGTGGCAGCATCGGGAGTCGTTACTGTAAATGTGTTATCAGTACAGTCAACTGTATATTCACTACCATCCATTGAGTAGTTGGCGGTTTTAGATACATACTCAAAATTGAAACCTACAATTGCAACACTGGTTGTTTGCTGCAATACTAACACCTCATCAAGCAATGAGAAAAACCCATTTTCAGGAGTGATAGTTAAATCACTTCCTACTAAGTTATATTCACTTGGCTTTAGTGATTGACCATTGATAGCGACAAAGGCTATTAAACCGCTTCCTGATAGACTAAACACATCGCTTACTAATTCAGTTGGATTAAAGACTTGTGGCTCTCCTATGATGTTGGAAAAAGTGTTGTTGATTACAAGGCTATCTTTACTGTCATTAAGCACAAACCAACCATCTCTAACCTCTCCAATTAAGTGGGTAACGGATGTAGGAGGTAGCAAGTTTACCAAGTTCCCAAACTCATCTGAATAGTAAAACCCATTGGCTAAAGTGGTTCTAAACACTCCTGCACGAACAACATCAACGCCCTGACCAACACTCCTTTGGGTAACGCCTAAATATCTTTTTAGGTTGTCAAATTGGGTAGTGTCAAACAACTCCAATAAGCCATCATCACCAAGCATTACCGCCTTTTCGCCTTGAATATCTTGGCTTGGAAACCTTAGAATATTTGACCTTATTATGTCGTTGTAATTACCTACTCCCATTATTTACCCTCCAGTAAATCTGAATACTACGTTGCTGATTCCCCAAATAACAAACAACTCCTTTACATAGTTGCTAAAGTTCTCAAATGCCAATCCTGTTAAACCGCCAAAGTATAGTGCTGAAATGAATTCATAAATATACACTCCTGCTATTGCTATTACTGATAGGCTAAACAATGCGCATGGGTTGCAAGGTTGCAAATGCTTTCTCAATCTTCTTAAAAAACCCTTTTCAGGATTCATGGCGAATAAAATTGCCCCGACAAAGCACCCTAAGAACAAAATCATTATTGGTGTCATATCAATGTGTAATTAGTTTTACCATTATTGCGTGTTACTTTCAAGCACATACCTCTATTGTGATTCTCTTTCAATGATACATGAACCCAAGCAGGATTATTATCGTCTCCAAATTCCCACAACAATTGATCGAATGTTAAATTCTCTCGTATGTAGTTGAATATCTCTTTATTTGAAGAATAGCCAAAAACATCTGCATCAATATCCATAGCCTCGCCCCTAACGTGCTGGCTTGTATTTGAACCACCAATAACGCTATTGAGTGTTTTTCCTCTAAAGAAAGATGTAATTGCGATTGGATTACCACCTAATCCCTCTCTCAAAGGTTCAAATATCTTCTCGGCAATTCGCTTCATAGAGTCTAACTGCTCCTCATTTGGAGTGTTGTCTATCCCACGCTTTTGAGCCGTTCTGCTTTTGGTAGCCTCTTTGTAAGTGATATGTTTACTAATCTTCTCCATGTACTTTCCTCTTTAGTAGTTCTTGACGTAGTTTTTCATTCTCCTTTTCGGTACGCATCTTAACCACTCGGTAATAAGCGTAAACAATCGCTAAAACAGTCATGATGAATTGAAATATACCATTGTCAGTAGCGTAGGCAATAGCCACTGTAATTGCGTGTACTGCATCTCCTATCCATTTTTTTAACTGTTCTATTATCATTCTATATTCGGTTCAATTTCTAATTCTTCACATCTACTTAAATACTCGCTTTCAACTGTAAATGTTTCAGGAAGCGGGCAAGCATCATCATATCCTGCCGTTAATGTTAATCCCTCGTTTAGTACTCCGTTATGAATTACCCCCTCACATTTGAAAATGATGTAGTAGGTGTTCTGTGTTGCGTTATATACTCTAAAAGTTCCCATTAAAAAATATTAAAATAGTCATTTATTATATCTGTAAAATCAGCTACATCACCCTCTATATCATTATCATAGAAAACTATCTCTTGAAAATTTCCTTCATAAAAACCTGCGTCCAGCTGCTTACCTAAAGTAACACCACCGCTAAAACCTCCTAAACTTCCAATGTCACCAACTACATTCTCAACAACTCCATTTTTGTAAAATTTTGATGAGGAACTGTCAAATATTATAGACGTTACATTTTGGTTATTATCAGGTGAAGTAGATAGTGTTACGTTATTACCTGCTCTCAGTCTATAATTACCACTATTAGTATCAAGTAAACATCTATTTAAATTAATTCTTGAGTCGAAAACATTACTCTTATTGGCATCAGTATAATCATAAAATCTATGAACGAATGTCATTGAGAATATTTGGGTTAAAAAATTTATTCTTATACCATCCATTATATCATCAACACCATCAAACTCTATTGCTGGCAGCGAATTTTCTTCAATTAAAGTTCCGCTATCAACTATTTTAGGTTGAAAAGTAGATGCTAAATGATTCCTATAACCACTTTGATCATACCAATCAGTAACAAATCCATCATTAGCACCTACAAATGATAATAATGTAGCAGTATCTAAATCCTCTCCAACAAATCCAATATCCATTTCAGTATCATCACTACTTCTTCTTACTCTTAAAGCACTTCCTGTATAGTAATCATTAGTCTTTCTTACTGAAAAAGATGCAACAGGACAAGTACCCTCACTTCCTGCACTTGAGATAGTCCATCCATAATCTTCTGTTAAAAGAGTTATAGCAGGTATAGCTTCACAGAAATATTTTGAGTTACCTAAATGTAAAGGAACATTACTCTGAATGTTTGGTGCTTGTGCTGCCCAATTTACAAGAAGGTCAGTACATTGTTGGGTTGGTATAGTTATACCAAAAGCCATTTCTAATGCCGTAGTCAATGAATCAATTGATATATCTTCTATTCCAGTTAATAAAATATCAGATTTAGCACTTTGAACAAATCTATTTATATTTTCTAAATTTTCAGTATTCCAATTGCTTACATCAATAGTAGTTAACAATATACAAGATTGAATAAAACTACGAGCGTTAATAAGGCTTGAAGTATTCCAATTACTAACATCAAGTGTAATTAATGATGAACAACCATTAGCAAATGATTCAGCATTTTGTAAACTTGAAACATCCCAATTACTAACATCAAGTGTCGTTAATGATGAACAAGAGCGTATAAATCCTTGAATAGTATTTGCGCTTGATACATCCATACCACTAACATTGAAATCAGTGAGAGATGTACATAGCATCGCCATATCTGTGAAATTGGTGCAACTTGAAGAATTAAGATTCTCCATGTTCAATGTTGTAAGAGAACTACACCCATAAACAAATAAGTTCATGGCTATTATATTTTCTAAATTTAGTACGCTAACATCTAATTCAATTAAAGATGTGCATAGTATAAAGGCTCTTGTTAGTGTATTTGTGCCAGTTAAATCTAAGCCTTGTAAATTAACAGACTCTAAATTAGAACAACCATAAAAATACCCATTATTATTACCTAATCTTAATCCACTACCTGTTTGTATAACAGATGTAATCTTTTCTTTATCCCCAGTATTATTAAATCTCCAACCCCAACATTGACCATAAATCCTAACTGTATAAACACCTCCATTACCTACTCCATAGTCCAACAGTGTTTCTGCTTGATTCCAAGATGTGATATGCACTGCATTTGACCCGTCTCCTTTACTTACATAACAATCGTAAGTCCCAGATGCCTCGAAAGGTAACTGAAATTGATAGTCAGGCGTTCCCGAATTAGTAGTGTCGATTGTAAAAATGAAAGGCGCGCCCTCTGTTATTTCGTATTTATTCTTAAACTCTATAGCCTTTGCAGTAGGGTTATAAACGGCAATCAATTCAAACTCCCCATCGTATTCAGTAGGCACATCCAAATTGTAAAAACTTCTTGAATGGAATCCCTCGGCTTTTCCTTTGCCCTCAATATCAAACCTCCCAGGAGTTTGAACCACCGCATCTTGGTTTCTAATGAAATCTCCACTTGGGATAGGCTTCAATACAATGTCAGGATTAAAACCTCCAGAACAATCAAAGCACTCTATGCCATCTTGCATAGTTATCTGATACCCTATTGAAAAAGTCGTATAAGGATGCTCTACCTGCCTCAACTCTTCAAAGGTATATCCATACTTCCCCCAAACCTGCTCTTTGTTGATATTGCTTGTAACTGTTCCCTCTACAAAATGAGTCAAATTCTTGTCAGTCAAATACATGATTTGCTGCACCAAGTTGTGAGTAGGGTCTAACTCATCCCCACAAGCCTCATCATACTTAACCCAAAAAACTACGTTCAGGCTAAATGAAACAGTCTTTTCTTCTAAGTCAAACGCAGGACTACCAACTAACTCAAAGAAGCAATATGAATCTCCATTTTCAGGCTTGGGAAATAAGTCTTTATAATCGTTTTTACCTACATTAACTCTTGGATATATGATTTTGCTTGCCCCTTTTGGCTTTTCTCCTACTTCTGCAAGTGAGTAAACCTTATCCAACCAAATTAAATTTGCTGAAAAATTAGCCGCAATCTCGCTTATTGCCGATTGGTAGATAGTTGGACAACTTTGATCGGGTATGATAATTTCACAAGCCATTAGCCTAATAGTATTTTTTGAACTGAGTCTATCGCGGTTGGAGTAATCAGTTCGTTAAATTTAATCATTTCGGGTTGAGTTATCCCTATAATATCATCATATCTTGCCAACACTCCACTTACTTTCCCTTTATTACTATCCGTAAAGGTTACTACAAATGCAGTCCCTTCAGGTAGTGCTTCCATACTCTTTAAGAATGTGCCGTCTAATTTTAAGTCAACGTGGTTTGTTTGACCACCGCGCTTATCCTTAAACTTTACATATCTTCTCGTATAGGCTTGATTGGCAGGAGTGTCTTTTCTTGGCTTATTGTAGCGTATCTTATCCCCATTGTGAGTGTCTCCTTTTAAGATTCTATCTCTTTGGATGGCTACAAAGTAATCTTTTGATGGTTCTAATACCATAGCCGTTGCCGCTTGGAGATTAGGCTCTAAGCCTCTCAATCTTTCTTCAAACTGCTTAACGGATATGTTCATAACCCCATGCTTGTAAGTATGTTGTTTGGCGTTCCACTGCAATTGCATTCAAGACTTTCAAAGTCTAAAGAAATGCTTTTCACTTCGTTGCCATAATCAATCTCATATTTTTCTGCTAATAACTGAGCATCGTCTTTGCTTGTTACCGCATCTGCATGAATAAACTGGCTTTTGTTCGCATTGCTGAATACGTCCCAATTGAATTTAATAGCCATTTTCAACTGCATAGCCTTAGCGAATAGATTTGCATTGTCGCAAAATAGGGTAGTCAACTCACAACCTAAAGAGGCTCTCAAGTTGATTCCAAATGTCTCAGTAGTAAACCCTGCGTGTTCAATGTCAGGAAGTGATTTGTCTCCGTAGGTATGTGCTGAAGGGATAGAGAACCCATCCACTCTAACGTGCTGACCATACTTTCTTACTGGAGAACTGCCACATGAACCGCAAGCCTTTTGTGTTCTAATCGCATTACCTTCTAACTCGTCCTCGTAATAACCTAAGAAATATTCGTCTCCCTCGGTTAAATCGAAAGCCGCGTAATTTATATTCTTTTTAACGCCTTGCCACTTGATCGTTTTATCAACTATGGTAACGTCTATTTCATCAATCTTTTCTAATTGTGTACCTGTGTATAGGTACAACTTTAAGTCTGTTGAACCTCCCATATCTAAGACCGCCCCAAAGGACAAATCCTCTATGATAAAAGCAAGGTTAACATTTGTTTGTGGTTTTATACGAACTCCAACAAAACGTCCGAATTTGGCTACTGTATCACGAATGCTCGCACTCGGTTTCATTCCAAAGTCTAAATGCTTAATCAATGCCTTTGCATCGAGTCTCATTTTATGGATTTTCAAATAGTCTAAGATAACCTCACGAACTACGCTCTGTTGGCTATTAACTATCCACTCTCTAAGGTCTGCGGAGTCCTTATCTATGGACGCATTGATTAGGGATAATGTAACCCCCGGGACATCATTATACCAAAGACCACTATCGCTTTGGTCATAGTCGGTTAAGTCCACAACCGCACAAGCGTCTTGGGTTGGCTTCCAACCTACTTGCGGAGTAAAACAATCGTAAAGAGTAGCTAAATTGACCATTGAATAAATGAATAAAAGGGGAGTTTAATCGCTCCCCTTTGGTTTGGTTGATTATGAGTCTAAAAGAGACAATCTTCTTACTCCTGTATCGGCAAGACCTTCACCAGCAGTTAAGAATGAATAGTCAACTGAGATTAACCATGATTCTGAGAAATCATCTTCTGCACCGGCAGTAGTTCCGCTATTGTCAACACAACCTGCGTTGTATTTAACGTCAAGCATATAACCTCTTGTTGGGTGCTGAATAGTAGTCCATCTATCTGCTCCGATGTCGATATTAGACTTACCTGAGTTCAGGTTCTTAGACCAAGTAGAGATAGCAAAATGCCCCATTGGTAAAAGGTAAGACCTTGAGTACTCAGGAGTACCAGTAGGAACGATGTTGTTTGAGAATGACAAGTCATAACCATTCGCTTGGAATTGGTTGTTCAAACTGTTCGCATTTCCTTGATTCAAGATTCTATCTAATAAGTCCATTGAGATAGTGTCTCCAATCAATTGAAGTCCCATGTACTTATCAAACGCCATTTGCGCTTTCAACTTTGAAAGGTATGGTGCTAATAGGTTAGAACCATCAACTGTGTGGTCTATTAATGGTACAGAAATAACCCCAGCAGCAGGTGTATAAGGAGCAGTAGCCGTTCCTGATGTGATAGCCGCTTCTAAAGCTGCAATAGCTGCAACGTCTAACGCTTCATCAATACGTCTGAAAGCCTCACTTAATTCGTGTGCTAAGATTTCCTCATGTGCAAACTCGTTTTCCGCAATCTCATCATGTGAAATTTGGAAACCAGCAGCAACAGTATCATAAGTAGTAGCAATTTTACGGCTACCTCCGTTTCCTGTCGCAGAACAAGCGCGAGCAGTACCAACTGCCGTCTCATTTTTGCTTAATAAGTAAATTTCACTCGGTTGGTTAACAGATTGTTTGATTCTGTTCAACTCTGACTGAGCAACCATTTCGCTTTGCCCTCTAAAAGAAGAGTCTAAAGCACCCGTAAGTTGCTTACGAGTCTCGTTTTGTTGTACTTTACCTCTACTCTTGGCAACCGCCTTGCGTAGAATAGTATCTGAATAAGCCATTTTTTAAAAAGTTATTAAGCGTTCTCGGCTTCAAACTTCTCAATTTCCTCATAGTATCGAGGGTCATCATGTGAAATCCCCATTTCAGGTAACCCCTTTTCGATAAATTCGTCAACTGATTTGTATTTACCTGTTGCGCTTGGTGTCGCTGGTGGCTCGCTCTCGCTTCCCCTGCCGCCATTCGGGACTTGTTGTGTAATTGGCAACAATGTTGACGCTAATTCGCCAATAATGCTATCCACCCCTTTTACTTTGTAGTCTGAATCCATTACTGGCTTACCTGACTGCTTTTCATAAGGGATTACTTTGTTGTCCTCGATTCTTAGTTCGTAATTATTAGTGAACTGAGATTCTAAGAACTTGAACTTCGCTTCGTGCTTTTCGGGTTCTTGGACTTTAGACCTAACTCCGTTGATGGTTGCCCCTAAGATGTGATTTGTTAAAGTGGCTTTACCCTCTTCTCTCACTCTTTTGAGTTCATCTTCGTGCTTTGTCGTTGCCTCGTTAAGCATATTCTTGTAATCAACATTTACCTCTTTCGGGGTTTCTGCGATTAGTCCAACTAACTCAAAGGCATTTTTATAGTCTTTCCCATGCTCAAAGGACGTTCCGCGCTCTTGTTGTAACTTCCTCTCGAAAGATTCCATTACTGACGCTTTGTTGTTATCGAAAATAGATTTCGTCAAGTGTTGAGGTAGTTTGTTCACGTCGTCTGCGGTCAAAGACTTTAAACGATTATTGAAAACCTCATCGGCTTCATTAGGATCAAACACCTTGATTGACTCCACCTTGTTCGCTAACTCTTCTGGAGATGACTCCAACTGTTTTTGTAACTCTTCTTGGCTCATCCCTAAGAGATTCCCCAAACTTTTAATAAACTTCTCGTTCATTATATTTATTTTTTGTCCGATTCCTCAGACGGTTTTGCTGCTTTTTCGCGTGTTGGCTTTGGCGGTGATACCTTCTCAGGTACTGCTCTCCACTTAGAGCGTTTCATCCCCAATAACTTATCTGCGATTTCCTTTTTAAAGGATTGGTAAACGGGTTCGTCATACGGCTTCCCGTCATTCTGTAATTTCTCTAACTTAACCATTGTTCTCCTCCTCTTTCTTTGGTGCTGCTTTCTTAGTAGCCGCCTTTTTTGGTGCTTCTAATGGTGCAAGACTCTTAGCGTCAAATTTAACGCGGTTTTGTTTGTATTTCAGGATTTGGTTTATCTCGGCTTCAGTACCAATGTACTCTCCGATTACTTGACCTTGCCCATTTATTCTATTGATTTTGAACTTCGCTGCCATTTGGTTGTGTATTTATTGGTGCTTCTACAAATATAAGTTTTTTATAGGTTTCTAACATCTTGGCTCTGATAGCACTAATGTCATCACCCATTGAAGTAATTGGTGCTTCTAACTCCCTCTCTATTTCCTCAATAATATCATTGAAATATACCTTTATCCCTAACTGGTCACTCGTACCAATCTGCAACTCTTGTAACTCCCTAACTGTGTACGTTGGGAATGGTGTCAACTCCAATAGCAATAACTGCCTTTCCTTTTCTTCAGGATGGTTGTCATACTTGGCTACAATTGCCATTTTAAGAGTCTCCTTTAACTCCGAATCAATAACTCCATTCTTCTTACCATCGGCAAACTCCAACATCCACTCGTTTTCAGTCTTTAGATTGTAAGTAGTTCCGTATTTTACTATTATGTCTTCAAATCTCTTGACGAATCCATCAATAGTTTGTAGGGTAGTATTATATCTATAATCTAACGCTGCTTTGCTCAGGAAGTACTCAACATACTCTGCTGATTTTGAGTAAGAATATAGCCTATCTAAAACGGGTTGGTAATTTATTAGTTCCTCTGTGGCAGTGCTTTGAACATTCCTATCTATCAAGCCAATTACACCCATTACTGACATCTCAATCTCTTCCCTTACATCTTGCTTGAGTTCCCTTTGCAGTTCAATAGTTCCATTATCCCTTGTAACATAACCAGCAGGAGTAGGAATATTTGGAATAGGCTGCGCAATACCTGCATCTCTTGGCATCTTGATTCTGATACCTGATGCTGAATCTTTAACGCTATACTCCATCTCTCCAGTGCCATTGCACTTACGGCATTTTCTCATATCCTCGCCATGTAGGACTTCTTTCTTACCCTTACAAGTGCCACAAACAACAGGGTAAGAGTAAAATAATGGGAAGTTGTGCTTTTTAGCAGTTAAGTCATGGTCATTACATCGGTCTTGCATCTTATCCGCTTGCATTAACCCATGATAGTAATGATTGACTATTACTGTTTCAGAATAAGTATCTCTTGAAACCTGTCCAACTCTAATTGCAGGAACATAGCCTAATCTATTGGGGATGATGTCAGGCTCTCCATTGGCGTTTACTTTGATTGTAACGTTTCCATTACGCTCAATTAGCACCATATCCTTAGTGCTATCAATATATCTGTATTCGGTAAACTTCTCGTCACCTACTTTCTTTTCTGTTTTGATGATTACCCAAATAACCTTTTTACCAACCTGCTTAATGGCGTGTATTCGCTCTAATGCGATAAGGTTAACGATTGGATTGGGTTGTGTTGATGGCTCTTGTGGCAAATCAACTAAGAGCAAATCCCCTGGTCTTTCTGCGTTCCACTGATCCCATTTTGTCTGCATAAAGGCTCTAATACCTTTACCCATAAACTCTTGGTTTAACCAAGTGGTAGCATCTTGTTTTTGGTTATTGTAAGTTTCTGAAAATATAACCTTTTGATAAAACCCCTCGGCTCTGAATATCTTTGAATATTGCTTTCTAAACTTCTCAAACAGTCCTGGTGTTTGCGGACTTGCAATTTCTTTGAGAATCTCTATGTCCTCCGCGTTGTTGAGGTACTCTATTTTCTTAATCGTTTCGAGCCATTTGATGCCGCTGACGTGCTTATCGCATAGTTCGTGATAAGACTTAGTGGCCGCCAAGTCGGCAGCCACTTTATTAGTCTTATTTTTCAGTAGATTTAGTACTTCCGTGAAAGACAGAATCATATTTTTAAGCTGAGATTGTTCTTAAAAATGGCAGTTGTGCCACTGGCTTCAACATACATTGCTTAGTCCAAACAAGGTTAAAAGGGATTTTGGTTTTAGAACCAATTCCTGCGATTTCCATTGAGTTGGCAGTAAAGTATGCTCCGTCGAATCCTGCCCCTAAATCTGCATCTGCTTGTACCTCTGAACCGAATAGCCAAAGTTTGTTAGTTAGTACCCAAATACGAGTAGAACCCTCACAGAAAGTTTTAGTTTCAACTTCCGAAAAAGTCTCTTTTTGAATGTATCTAATTATTCCGTCAATAGTAACAGTATAGTCGATGGCTTCTCTACCCCCGTAAGGAATATCATTACCCTCTTCAATAGCTGGTTCAACGGATGGCATTGTAGCCGCGATGTTTGGTAGTTGTACGATTTTATCGTCACCTACTGCGACAAGTTTGGTAGCCCAGTCAGCTTCTTCGTTAACGTCGTTTCCTACTCCACCATCAAAGTTAGTACCCTCTTCCTTTTGAAAGAAAATCTTAACAATTTGGTTTCCGTAGTCCACTTGGTCACAAGCCTCAGAACTTACGCCTTGAATTTCTGCGTCGCAAGTTGTGCAAATTCCCATTTTGTGTGAATTTTAAATTGTTAGTAATATGAAATAATGTAAACAACTTCGCCTTTCGGCACTTCTGAAATGGGGATGAGATAAAATCTCTTTACGAAAGTAATGATTTTTTTGCAAATAAAAACGCACCCCCTATTGAGAGTGCGTTTAAACATTGTGTAACGACTAAAACTTCTCTACCAAGAAAAAGTCATAGCGAATATAGTTAAAAATCTTAATACTGATACTTATTAGGCAAAGCATATTGACCAATATATCTCGCTGCATCCCAAAAATGGTCATTCCCCGGCACTGGCTTATTCATAGGAACTCCCTCTTTAGTCTTATCCCATTTTAGTGCTTTTGATTCTCGTAAGCCATTTACCGAGCGTCTTGTCAAATGCAGGTCATATTCATTCAACAAATTGATCGTGGCAGGTACGATGTTGTGAGTCTTTTTGGTGCAAATGATATTCCAGTATATCACATTATCAAAGAATCTAAGTTCATCTCGCTTGGAGTCGTCATTATCGCAAATGGTAGGAGCGTCAAAATCTATCCTTTCTGACTTTGCCGTGTCAAATATCTCTTTGTGCCTTATCCCTCCTCTGTATAGTAGTTCGTCTAAAAAGAGTTTATTCCCTTGCTTATACATAGCAACTAAGGTATTAGGGTCTGCTCCAGGAGTAGTCGAATATCCAAAGTCCATACCATATCCAAGCAATTGCGCTTCTCTTGGGATAGAATCTACTACCTCAATATCAGGAAAGCATAACCCCTCTATTTTACCTTTCTTTCCGAGTCCGTACACATTCCACCAATTTCGGTGCTTATTGCTTTGTCGGTTTTCTTTCTCTTCTTTTTCGGCTAAATCTTTACGGTGCATTAGATACTCAAGAGCGTGTTTTGGAAGTGCATCATTGTCAAGGTATGTGAGTAAGCATACCTCGGAAGATTCCATCGACATTATTTCAGTATCAACCCAAAACTCCTCAGATGGGTTGTAGTCCAAATAGACAATAGATTCATCCTCTACTGTTCTTGCTATCAAGGTATCTGCTATTTGCCACGGAACACCATTACACTCGTTTATGAATAGCATTGACCTCTTACCTGCTTCGTGAGCAGTATGTGCATTGTCAAATGATGTAAATTCTATCGTTGTGCCATTGCCGAATGTGTAACGCCTATCGGTTGCGTGCCATCTCTTGCGATTCCAACGATTAGTTTCGGTCATAGTGTCAACAAATATCTTCATTGCACCACGCTTAACTGATGGAATAGTAGATGCTACTACTGTTATTGTCCTACTTGGATTTTTAGCAGCATAGTCAATAATAATAGGAATAATAGCATAAGTCTTACCAGCAGAAGTACCTCCAGGGACTATACGAATCCTCTTATCCATTGCCAATATCTTGTTAATGGCTTTGGTTCTTTTGAACTTCATTAATCAGGAAATAAGGGTTGTTCGTTATTCTCCTCTTCAGGCTCTTGATACTTGTCGTTATACTTTTTAGGGTTCATTTTACCCATCATCCATTTACGAGTATCAATCCTCAATCTATCCCTTGCTATGGCAGCATGATTTGACATTGGACTTTCCTTTCCTTGCATAATATCTCTGGACTGATCCTCTGCAATATCTAATATCTCCTCAAAGAGTGCATCGGCACGCTTATTAGTCGCGCGAATGTATCTGCGTAAGTATTTTTGGTCTTTGTCTAACCACAATTCAAACGCCTTTTTAGAAGGTAATCCTTCTTCTCTATCCTTATTGGGTAAAATGCTATTTAGAGACTTCCCTTCTTCTATTCTTGAGCAGACTTCTTCAACAAGCCTATCCCTATCTTCTTTACTATATGCCATTACTTCTTGTAATTAGATTACAAACATCAATTATAGCAAAATTACTAAAGTTTATTTACAGTTATTCATAGCATAGACTTTTTTCTCAAGGTCAACTATTTTGTCTTGCAATTCGTTAATGATTTTGATTTTCTTATCGAGCCTTTGGTCAAGAATCTTCTGGTTGTTAGTTAGCGTTTTCATTTCATTATAGAATGATCCACAAACGAAAATGAACGTAATAAGTGGTATTACATTGTTTGATACAAGAGCCTTAATCTGTTCCATGACCTTTTCTTGCAAAGGTATAGAAAAAGAAACCCCCTAACCTGTGAGGGAAAGGGGGAAGTAGGCAAACAATGGAAATCCTACTTATTTTTTTTCTTGTGGTGCTTTATGATAGTATCAATGGCCACGCCTAAGTAATTAGGATTAACCATTTCCGAGTTTTCTTCTCCTCTTCTCCATTTGTTATGAAGTTCGAGTAATTCAATCGCGTGGCAAATATCCATATTTAGTTTAACATTTCGTCAGAAAAAGTGTCATAAATTTCATGTTCTATCACCATCCAGTCGTCACCAATTTTCTCATAGAGGCAATATTCAAAGTACTCTATTTTATCCAAAAGTAGCAATTGCTCAATAGTCATTTCATAGACTAAGGAATCCTCACATAAGAACTCAAAGCTGAACATTCTATTCTCTTGGTTTAGTTGATAGATAAAAAGGTGTTCGTTAAAGCACTTGAAATGGGTTGTTTCTTTCAACACATCATATTCGAGTAGTGATTTTATAATCTTGGAGTAAGTAGGATTGATTTTAAATGCTGCGCTCATTTGCTAAATGTAATTATAAATCTACACACTATCTACGCATTTTCGACTATTTTTCTACGGTTTTTTTTAGCATTTACGGGGTCTGCGATGCTTCTACACATTGAAATGGGTTTTTGCCGAGTAATTTTTTCATTTCCTGTTTTTTAAAATATAAGAGAGTATAGGGAATATCAAAAAAGCGTAGAATGAACTTTTTTCATTTATTTCTTGGAATTATCTTCAAAGGTTGTATATTTGCTCAAACAAAACAATTGAATTATGGCAGAAGTGAATTTGAATCATTTGATCCAAAAGGGATTTTTCAGCAAACGGGATTTGGCCGAGCATTTATTTCCTGAGAACAATTACCCGGTTGACGCATTGGATAGGATATTAAAGGGAAAGGCATATTTGAACACCCCTCAACTATCTAAGTTGTCAGCCTTGTTGGATATACCAGTAGAGGAGTTGTTTAACTTGGGTAGATGGGTAAGTGTCCCGAATAAGGCTAATAAGCCGATGGTGTTTAGGAAAGATGGTTTTGAGATTCATTTGGACTTGAAAAAGTGGGAGACAAAGATTTTTAACCGAGGGAGTTTATTTCACACAACCTTGATTAAGGATAAGTCCATTGAACTTCAGGAGTATTTTAGAAAGATTGACGAAATTATTGAACATGAAACGAAATAAATCAGCGGAGATAGAGTCATCTTCTATCAATCATGGTATTGCAGAACTGGTTGTCAATTTTAACTTAGGTAGGATAAGATTTTACTTTAAGTGTGATTATGTTGACGTGTCACCTGAAGCAGACCATCCTATTTTCATTGCCGAGGCCATTAACAATGATGTTGATTGTGAGGTGTTAGATGTTCATGCACTTGACTTAAATCAAAATGAGGTTTGGCAGATAGCAGATAGGTATTGCAAGATGTACTGGAGCAGGATTCAAGAGGAAGTATTAAACGATTTTTAAACAAAAAACACAATAACAATGGAATATCATTTAGCAACAAGCGCAAATCAGAGGATCGAAGATTACAAGCAACTAACAAAAGAGCCGCATCCTTACTTTAAATTTCTAACGAAGGTTGGGGATAAATACACGTTTTTTCACAAAGAACACTTCTTGGAAGTTGAGTTTGAGGATGATAGTATAGTATCAGGCTGTTATTTAGTGAATAGAGAAATCATGACTATTGACTATATCAAGAGCAAATTTAAGTCATTCAAGATTACTCATATTGATGGGGCGATGGAATTTTGCAGGGTGGTTGATAAGGTGAAGGAATTAGAATCTAGGGAAACATCAATAGGCGACACTTCCATTAGGATTGAAAAACAGATTACTGAAATCTACAATATTTACTTACATCTTGACGGAACAATAACTTACAAAAGTTCAAATCCTGGTGGGGAATGGAAATATGAAACATTTGATGAATTTAAAGCAAGTTATTTAGGAAAAGGGAAAGACGTAGGAGAGTATGAGCCATTCCCTGACCACTATACTTTAGACTAAAAACACAAAACAATGACGAAAGCAGAATTTAAAAAAGGCTTGGAGGTATTTACCAAGCCGCTATCACCAAGCGAAATAGTTTGGAAGATACAAGCATCCAAAACGCATACAACTGTTGTTCCTTACATCGACAACAGAGCCGTAATGCAAAGGTTAGACGATTCATTCGGAGCAGAGAACTGGCGTAATGACTTCCAAAGATGGGGAAGCGACAAAGGCGTTAAATGTGGTATTTCTTTGTGCATAGGTAACGAATGGGTTACAAAATTTGATGGAGCAGATGAAACGCAAATAGAGCCAACTAAAGGAGGTTTTAGCGATAGCATGAAGAGAGCCGCAACGCAATGGGGTTTAGGAAGGGATTTGTACGATTACCCAAGAGTGATGTTTAAAGGCGTTCACAAGCGTTTAGAGGAAAAGCACCTGAACAAGTTGTGCAACATAGCCAAAGCCATATTTAAAGGGGATAACAAGCAAGACTTTATTTTTATTGACTTAGAGAAAGGAACTCCGCAAAAGGCAGCACCAGTAAAGCCAAGTGATAAGGAAGAATTGATACCAAACACCGACAAATGGACTAAGGCAATAGAGTTTTTGAAGTCCGAGAAAGGCAACATGGCGGCAATTGAAAGAGCCTATTCACTTAGCGAAGCAAACAAAACCAAATTATTAAACGATTCAATTTAAGGATATGGAAGATTTGATAGAAGCAAAAAAGAAGAAAGAAGAATTAGAGAATTTGATATGTGATGCCATTTCTAATTTCAATGTTGAAACTGGACTTAAGGTACATTCAGTTCAAGTAATTAGAGAAGAAGTAGAAAGTGGTTGTAGTGGTAATTGCACCTACTATGACGTAAAATGTAATGTGTATTTATAAAAAAAAAGAACATGAAAGAAATAGCAATAGTAAACGAACTTGACAGAATTAAGGCAGAAATAGCAGAGGGGAATATATCCGCTGCTGAAGCCTACCTAAAGTCACAAGAAATTGAGAAAGCATTTAAGGCATTTAAGGCTGATATTCAGGAACAAGCATTAGAAGAGATTGAAGCACATGGAGGTAAAGAGGTGGAAATTCACGGCTTTTTAGTTACCAAAGTAAACGGGCGAAAGTCTTACAAGTTTGATCACATTGAAGGTTACAAAGAAGCCAAAGAAGCGGTTAAAGAGATTGAGGATAAAGCCAAAGAAGCGGCTAACCTTAACGCCAAAAACATAATGGCGGTGGCTGAAGGTGGCGAACTCCTGGAAGCGGCACAAGTAACTTATGCAAAAGACAGTTTAAGAGTAACTAAAATCAAAAAGTAATGGGGATAAATCTAATTACACAAACGAGACGAAGTAGACTAAGAAAGATTCGCCACAAAATAGGTGTTTTAGAAGTCGATATAAAGCGTTTAACAGAGGAATTGACTAAGAATGTATCTTCCGATATAAAGACGTTCAATAAGATAGCTAACGAACTTCAAAACAAGAGTGCTGATTTGTACTCTTTGAAAAGGAGGGAGTATAATATCCGTAAGCATCTTCCAGAGAACGGGTATATCATTGGCAATAACTTGGATGGGTTTCCGCATCAGATTTGATTTCTACACGTTTTCAAAATCACCTTTACTCTTATCTATTTAAAAAAATGAAAGTGAAAATTTTTTCAGAGAAAACCAGTTTCAATGCGCAGATGCGTCGCAGACCGCATGAATACTATGGAGATTCTACACTTGTTTTCATTTGAAATAAATTACTTACCTTTGACAAAGTTATAGACGGATGCAGCCGTTGATGATTAACGCGAAATTTAAGGGAATTGCCAAAGGCACTGCATTGCTGGAGGCGTTCCCTTTTTTATTTTAATATGATAGTATCAGCTTTTAAAAACGTTAAGGACGTAAACAACCCAGTCAATAGGGATGTAATGATTTTCCTTAACCGAATCAAGAACGGAGCGCAGAAAGATAAGATTGAGCAGCTTCGTAAAGGCAACAAAGAAATCAAACAACAACTTCCTGGAGTATGCTTCAGCGGAAAATTCAAAAGACGATCCGATAAAGATTTAATTGAACACTCAGGTTTAATCATACTAGACTTTGATAAGGTTGGTGACCCTACTGATTTAAAAGCAGAAATATGTGTTTTGCCTTATGTATTTGCAGCATTCACATCACCAAGCGGAGATGGTTTAAAGGTGCTGGTTAGATGCCTAAATTCTTCTGAAAACCACAAAATGCAGTATTTGGCTTTGGTTAAGGAAATAAACTCACCTCATCTTGACGAAAGCGGTAAGGATATTAGCCGTTTTTGCTTTGAGTCTTATGACCCTGACATCTTCATAAATGAAAACGCTAAGGTTTTCAAAAAGATGGAATCTTTAGACATTGAGGATATTGGGTATAATTCAGAAGATGTTACCATTCCGCTGACTTCTGACCATGAGATAATTCAGAGGCTTCAGATATGGTTTGACAAAAAGTATAGCATAACAGAGGGGAGTAGAAACAACAGTATATTCAAATTTGCCATAGCGTTAAATGACTTTGGAGTTTCAAAGAATGTATCTGAATCTCATTTAATTAAATATTCACAACAAGGCTTTGGAGATAGAGAAATTCAAGCAATTGTAAAATCTGCTTACTCTCAAGGAGTATCTACTTTTGATACTAAGAAGTTCGAGGATTATAAGAAGAAGAAAGAAGTAGAGAAAAAGGTTTTTTTAGGTCGGTCAAAGAAAGACATCGAGAATGAATTTCCTGAAGTATCTGACGAAGCATTATTGCGAATAAGAGAGAAAAATGATAGTGGTGAGTTTTGGAGGTATAGCCAAAGCGGAAGTCTTTCTATTGTTCCGAATGAATTTAAAACCTATTTGGAGCAGAATAATTACCATAAGTTCTTTCCTACTGGCACAGACACCTATACATTCATAAGAAGGGATGGCAGCCTAATTGACGAAACAAATGAAAAACACATCAAAGACTTTGTGTTGGATGATTTATTGAATAGGGATGGGATAGGATTTGCGCCTTATAACTTCATGGCCAATAAGGTTCAATTTTTTACTCCACAATACCTTTCTTTGATTGGAACTGCGGATGTAACTATAAAGAGAGATACACAAGATAAGTGCTATTTGTATTACAGAAATTGTGTTGTTGAGGTAACTAAGGATAAGAGAAATATAATAGACTACATTGACTTAGATGGTTATGTGTGGAGGAATAGAGTAATTGATCGTGACTACAAAGAAGCAGACCACCATGAAGCAGAGTATAGGAGATTTCTTTGGCTTGTTGCTGGGGAAGATGAAAAGAGATATGATTCTCTAAAATCAATTATAGGGTACTTGCTACATTCTTACAAGACATCGAGCAAGAATAAAGCTATCATTTTAAATGATGAGGTAATATCAGAAAACCCCAATGGAGGTAGTGGTAAAGGACTATTCACAAATGCTTTGGCCAAGCTGAAAAAGGTATCTACTATTGATGGTAAGACGTTTGACTTTCAGAAGTCATTTCCCTACCAAACAGTATCCGCAGATACTCAAATCTTAGCATTTGATGATGTAAAGAAGAATTTCAACTTTGAAGCATTATTTAGCGTTATTACTGAGGGTATCACATTGGAATATAAGAATCAACCAGCTTTAAAAATACCGGTAGAGGATAGTCCTAAAATACTTATTACTACCAATTATACTGTTGGAGGTGTTGGCGGTTCTTTTGAGAGGAGAAAATTTGAGGTTGAGTTTAGTTCATACTTTGGAGCGCACTATACTCCTGAGCAAGAGTTTGGGCATATGCTTTTTGATGACTGGGATGAAGATGAGTGGCAGAGGTTTGATAACTACATGATTAACTGCGTTGAGTTTTACTTAGAAAAAGGCTTAGTAAATCACGATTTCAAGAATTTGAAGCAAAGGAAGTTCATCAAAGAAACATCATTCGAGTTTAATGAGTGGACGGAAAAAGCCAACGAAGCATTTAAACTAAATGAAAGGCAAGAGAAAGGTTTAGTTTATAACCAGTTCATAGAAGAATATCAAGATTATAAGAAATGGCTTACCCAAAAGAGGTTTAAAAAATGGCTTGAATCTTATGCAAAATATTATAATTACACCTATTCTGAGGGAGTATCAGTTCATAGATGGTTTATGATTGAAACACCTGATGGGCAAATAACAGAAGATGCTGAGGGGGAGTACCCATTTTGATTCAATTAAGAGATTATCAAGAGGAAATAGTAAACTCATTAAGAGAAGAAATATCCAAAGGACATAAGAGGCTAATCCTTTGCGCTCCTACTGGTGCTGGCAAGACCATTGTATTCACTTACTTGGCTAAAAATCATATTGACAAAGGCGGTAGAGTATTAGTTCTTACCCATAGAGGGGAGTTACTTAAACAAGCTGGCGGTTCTTTTGATAAATTCGGCTTAAACCCTGAGTTTATCAATGCTAATTCTACTCCTGACTTAACCGAAAGTCTGCACGTTGGTATGGTGGAAACGCTATACAAGAGAATTGAGGATTATCAATTGTTTTTGCAGCAGAAAACGCTAATCATTATTGATGAAGCACACATTAACAACTTCACAAAGCTATTTGAATACATATCTGACGATACTATTGTAATTGGAGCAACGGCCACGCCATTCCGCAAAGGCAAATCTGTACCGAGTTTAGATGCTTTTTATACTTCATTGGTTCAGAAAGTAGATACTCCTGACTTGATTAAGCGATCCTTTATAACTCCTGCAAAATCGTTTGGAGTAGAGATAGACTTAACATCGGCCAAGAAAACTGCTGATGGTTGGGATACTTCACAAATCTATGAGGACAATCAGATTTACAAAGGAGTTTTTGTAAATTGGAAAAGGTTGTCAGAAAATGAAAAGACAATAATATTTACTTCCAATGTAAAATCCTCAAGAGAAGTATGTAACGAGTTTATTTCTAATGGGTATGATTGCCGACATTTAGATGGTAAAACACCAACTAAAAAAAGAGAAGAGATACTAAAATGGTTTGACGAAACTCCAAATGCTATAATTTCCAATTGCGGTATTTTAACCGCTGGGTTTGACCAAGCAGATATTAAGACTGTGATACTTTACCGAGCCACTTCTTCACTGCCTTTGTTCTTGCAAATGTGTGGACGTGGTTCACGATTAGCAGAAAATAAAGACCATTTTAAAATACTTGATTTTGGAATGAATATAAAGCGTTTTGGAATGTGGGAAGATTCTCGAACATGGTCTTTGATAAAGGAAGAAACACGAACAAAGAAAGAGGGAGAAGCAGCGATTAGATATTGTGAAATGTGCAATTTCGTTATGCCAGCGCAAATGCAGATTTGTCCGTCTTGTGGCCACCAAAAAAAGAAGTCTAAGAAAGAAGCTAAAATAGCATACTTAAAAGAGTTAACATCAAAGGAAGTGGCCGAGAAAGCCAAAGCAGCAACATTTGAAGAATTGCTACTTATATCTGAAGCAAGGGGATATAAAAAACAATGGATTGTTCATCAGCTTAAAACAAAACAAGACCTTGAGTCTTATGCAAAATACATGGGGTATAAAAGAGGATGGGTAATGTATCAGCTAAAACAAATGAGATGAAAACAGAATCGAAAATTCAGCAGGAAATATTCATGTATTACCACAACAACTTTACTATAAAAGGCAAAGGAATTATATTTTCAGTACCTAATGAATCTAAATCGAAAGAAGAAATTAGAAAGAAAATGGCAACTGGTATGATGCCAGGGGTTTCAGATATGATAGTTGTTGAAACTGATAGGGTAATATTTGTTGAGGTAAAAACAGATAAAGGATACCAAAGTCAAAAGCAAAAGGACTTCCAAAAGACAATCGAAAACTTAGGTTACAAATATATTTTGGTTAGGAGTTTGGATGAGTTTAGGAATGAGATAGTTATTGTTTAAAAACAACAGAAGTATGATAAACGTAGAAGATTATTTAGAGGCAAAAAAGATTGTGGCGCAGTATGAAGATCAATTAAATACACCTTTTGTTATATGGATATGTAATAAGAACCTTTATATGAAAGACACAAAAGAAAGGGTGTTTACGAAAGGAAAAGAATATAAGCAGACTATGAGAGGTTGTTTGATTGTAAATGACGATACAGGAACAGAACACTCATTTGGTGAATGGGAGAAACATTTCACTTCCCTATAACGGAAACGGCTATGTGGTCGGATTTTTACGGAAAAAACACGAAATGATTATGAAAACAGCAAGAGAAATACTAAGCACTAATATTACAACAGTAAGTAAATATGATGATGACGGGCAGATATTAATAAGCTACGATGATGCTATTAACGCTATAAATGAAGCCTTAGAGCAAGTAAAAAACTGCCATATAGCCAATGTTGTAGGTAGTTGTTCTAATTGCGATAATGGAGAAATTGAGATTAGTAAGATATGTAGCAGTTGTGGTAAGGAATATTAATTCCAATTACCTACAACGATATTGATATGGGCTGATTTTTAGCCGACTAAAACAGAAAAAAAATGAAACAGACACCAGAAGAATTTGCTTGTAAAATGTGGGGTACTGACGTAGGAGCAGACCATAGTGAATTTACGATACCATTGAGTACAGCTATAGGAATGATTCAAACTTACATTGACCGTGAGGCTGAAAATTTGCCTATATCTCGCGTTAGCGAGAGTACATTACTCATACCTACACAGGTGGTATTATTAAAAGAAACTCTAAAAGAACTGATGCACTCGTTCGATAGTGAAGAAGATAAAATGGATTTCATTCTAGATATATGCAATGTATATCAGCTAAAACTACAGGCGTATTCTCGCTAACGGTTTGTATAAGATTTGAAGCGGATTAAACGCACGAACCAAACGATTAAAAACAGAATTAAATAAATAATATTAACCAATGAAAAAGCAATTACACCGCTTTTAATTTTATATGGTGTTACCATTAGTTTTTTCGATAAATCACAAACAAAAATGAATATACCTTTAATAATCAAAGAAATTAAAAAACTGTTACCTAAAGATACTCGCGAGTATTCGGATTATAAAAAATGGAAAGCATATTGCACTTTCTATGGAAGTGATGAAGATGGTTATTTTGACTTATATTTTAGGGAAACTTTGTGCGGTAGGCAAACCATTGAAATAGCGAGACAAACCGATAACCCAATGAAGTACGTAGAAATGATTAAAGAAATAGACCAAAAAGCGGTTATTCTTTATTATAAAACTACACAAATAGAAGTTACTGCCTAATTAATGGTAACAAGCGGCTATGTGTACATTTACCTATACGACAAACACCCAAAACAACTAACATTAACGTATAGATTTTAATTAACAACAAAAACAAATAATCATGAAAACAGTATCACTAAGAATCAACCTGTCAAACATCGACATGGCAAAAGTTTACGAAGGGAAAAAAGGAAATTACTTGGACGCAGTTTTGTTTCTAAAGGATGAAAAAGACCAGTATGACAACAATGGTATGATAACCCAAAGCATCAGCAAAGAGGAACGTGAAAAAGGCGTTAAAGGTGCTATTTTGGGCAACGCTAAGATTATTGGTCAGGCACAACCGAAACAACAAGCACAACCGAATTACGAAGATACTCCAAGTGATTCACTTCCATTTTAATCACTAAAAAAATGCAGTAGGTAAAAAGCAATCCGTGAAAGCTGACGAGTTAGTAACGCTCTTGGGTGGTAGCCAAGTTCATTTGCAGCCGTATCTACTGTTCTTTTAACCAAAAAGAATACTTATGATAAACTTAGAAATAATACTTAACGTGATGATTGCCTTGTTCATATACAATGCAATAGTAACTACTTTTTTTAAAGCATTACTTTCTGTAATTGCTGATAATTCAAAGGCTGGTAATGAAATGAAAAAAACATTTCAAGAAAAAGTTGATGAACTTAAAAACAAAAGACAAAATGAAAACAATTAAACTAACAGAGCAAGACGAAGCTCTTACAATCAAGTCGCTTAGAATGACTCGCAACCAAATTGAACGCAACTACCTAATGTTTGAGGGTAACGATCAAATCCAAAAACAACTCAAAGAAGATGTTCAGGACATCAACAATCTACTCCTATACTCCTTTGGATACAAGGAGTCTAAAATAATCCAAACAGAAGAAGAAGCAGCACAACCATATGAATTTGAATAATTTTCTTTTGATTTCTCGAAATTATTTCTAATTTAGCCGTGAACAAAAAACAAACTATGGATA